GCTGGTGCCGGAGGTTCGGCGGCAGTACGTCCCGCTACCCCCGGGGCTGGCTGAGCCGGTCGACGTTCCGCCCCTGCCTGCGGGAAGGCTGACCAACAGGCAGCTGGCCGAGGCGGCAAGCGAGGCACACGCGGCGCTTGAGATCGCCAACGGCAGGCTGACTCGGATTGCCGAGCTGCAGCCGAAGGATCATTAAAGCGCCATTAGGGCGCCTAAGGTGTCACCAATGAACCCCCGCTACAGCAACGGCCGCTTCATGGCCCGGCACACCATGGAAGCCGAACAGGCCAGCCACCTACTGCGCCGAGCGGTCGGCAGGCTGGACCAGGCGCTGTTCCAGCACAGGGAGACGATGGCCGAGCTGGCTAAGCCTAGGTCGCAGCCTGTGCCGGTGCGGATCGAGGCGCAGCAGATCGGCTATCCGGACGACATGCACATCGGCCCCGGCAGGCCGCCGCTTAACCCGGACCAGTGCGAGCTGTAGGCCATGGCGCACACGATACACACCGGCGCACGCTAGGCCATGGGCTGCGGCTGCAAGGAACGCCGAGAGCGCCTAGCCCGGCTGGCCAAGCGAGGCAAGGATCGGCTGGCAGAGTTGCTTAAGCGGCCGGCCAAGGCAAAGGAGAACGGCAAGTGAGCGGACTAGGCAAGCCAGAGGACCTGACGTTCGGGCCGACCCAGAGCCTTGATGAACTGAAGGCTGAGCTTCTGGAGCGGCAGAACGTAGTGGATGGCGGCCCTTGGGACCCTTGGAGCGGAAGCCCAACCGACCCTCCGGATGACGGAAGCGAATGGATGACCGTGGTCTGCGAGGACCGATACGTCCACCTGCGCTGCCTGTCGAAGTGACCGACCGCCGCCCCAGCCGAGGCAAGGCATGGGACCGCAACACCCCAAGGCCCGGACTATCCGGTAGACCCTGGCGCAGGCTAAGGCAGCGCATCCTGGAACGGGACTGCTACCTGTGCGTGGTGTGCAAGGCGCAGGGTAGGGTGACGGAGGCGACTGAGGTCGATCACCGGCTGCCCGTGTCGAAAGGCGGTAGCGACGAGGATTGCAATTTGCAGTCCCTATGTTCCGACTGTCATAGCCTGAAATCTCTGGCCGATGAAGGCAGGCGCGCGCCGCGGCCCATAGGTGTGGACGGTTACCCGGTAGGGTTTCGTCCCGATGTAGAATAAGCGGGCCGAGCAAGCGCTACCAACGCCTGCCCGGCCCTGACCCTACAACCTTGTCGGAGGCTGCATGGCTGCGGCGGATACTACCCCAGGCGCTTGCGCTAGGGGTTGCCTTACTTGTTCCACCCCATTGCCTGAGCAGCGCGGCAGAGGTAGGCCGAGGCTCTATTGCAACAGCCAGTGCCGGGCGATCAAGATGGCGCCTGAGCCCAGGGCCTGCCGAACATGCGGGGTCCTGATAGGGCCTTCAGGCAGAGGCAAGCCACGGACGGTATGCCGAGCGTGCCGCCCCAAGGGCGTGCCCAGGTACGTCAAGCTGCCGCTGCCTGACTCCGCTACATGCAGGCATTGCGCCAACGATTTCAGCCCCACGTCTAGGCTGAGCGCCTATTGCTCGCCTGACTGCAAGCGCCTATCGCTATTGGCAAGAACCCGAGGGAAGCGGGTCTACGGCCCAAGACTAAGAACAGGGCACTGTAACGGGTGTTCCTCTCGCTTTGAGTCAATGACCAAGAGCCACGGAGACGAGGCTTTCAGGTACTGCTCAAGGGAGTGCCACCATGGCGCCCTTGTCCGGGTTGCTAATGAGCGAGCAGCTCTTAGGCGTATGGCCAAGGCATGGGCTCCAAAGCCGAACCCCATAGTGGTCGCAGAGGTTCAGGCCCTCAGGCGGATTGCTCGGCGCAAGTGGCGCCCAAGGCTGCATAGGCTCCAGTGCCGAGACTGCCAATGCCTGGTGATAGCGTCAGACAGGCGCGTCAAGCTTTGCCGTGACTGTGTAATCGCTATACGCAGGGCCAACAACAAGGCCAACAAGGGATCGGCCTGCCAAAAGAGGTCCAAGCGGATATATAAGGCCAGGAGGCGAGCGCTAGAGCGTGGCGCCAAGGCCGATAGGATCGACCCGATTGCAGTCTTCCGCCGCGACAAGTGGCGATGCAAGCTCTGCGGGGTCAAGACGCCACAGGAATTGCGCGGCACCTACGAGCCGAACGCCCCTGAGCTAGACCATGTTCAATCGCTAGCCGATGGCGGCGAACACATATGGGCCAACGTCCAATGCGCGTGCCGTCAGTGCAACATTGAGAAGGGCGCGAAGTCATTGGGGCAGTTCCACCTCCCATTTGCCGCCTGAGCATTGCAAAGCGCACGGGGCGGAGGGTCTGTTCGAAAACGGACGCTTAGCGGACCGCGAACGCCCACCGGTTCTTTCCCACATGCAGTTCAGCAAACCAGGTTCTAGGCCATGCCCAACCCCCGCAAGCCCACATCGCTGAAGGTGGTGTCCGGGACGGACCAGCCGTGTCGCCGGCCCGAGTCGGCTGCGGTCGAGCTTCCCCTGGCCGATTCGGTGCCCTGCGCGCCGGACTGGCTGCCGAACGCCCATGCGGTCCGGGAGTTCGAGCGGTTGGCCAGGATTCTGCAGGCCAACAGGCTGCTGACGGAGGCGGGTGTATCGGCGTTGGGGCACCTGTGTGCCCTACATGGAAAGATCGTTCAGCTGTATGCCGCAGGTGAGTCCCCGACCGGCCACATGGTCGCGCAGTACCGGGCGCTCATCAATGACTTCGGCCTGACGCCAGTGGCGCAGGGCAAGGTGAAACCGCTTGGCGAGGAAAAGAAGGGAAACCGGTTCGCAGGGAACGGCAAGCGGACCGCGTGATTATGTAGCCATCGCGCTGGCGTATGCCGACGCGGCGATTGCGGACAAGGACGGCAAGCGGTACGGCAAGTGGATTCGGCTGGCGGCCAAACGGTTCCGGGAGGACCTGGACCGCGCGAAGGCCAAGTCGCCCCCGTTCGTGTTCGAGCCGTGGAATGCCCACGACGCCTGCGACTTCATCGAGAAGCTGCCTCACGTCGAGGGGTCCTGGCTGAATCCGGACGGGACGGTCCAGTCCGAGATCCTGCTGCACCCATCGCATGTGTTCTTCGTGGTGCAGCTGTTCGGGTTCCGGAACCACGACGGATCACGTCGGTTCACCTCGGCACTGTTCGCGGTGGCCCGAAAGAACGCCAAGTCGACCCTGGCCGCGGCGATCCTGCTGTACTGCGAGTGCTGCGAGGACGAGCCTGGCGCTCAGATCATTTCCGCCGCCACGACGGGCTCGCAGGCGCGGATCATCTTCAACGTGGCGAAGCGGATGGTCGAAAAGACCCCGGACCTCCGGGAGGCGTTCGGCCTGGAATGCTTCGCCAGCTCAATCGCCCGGTTCGAGACCGGCGGCAGCTTCAAGCCGATCAACGCCAAGGCCAGCACGCAGGACGGTCTGAATCCGTCCCATGTCGGGCTTGACGAGATCCACGCCCACAAGACCGCGGACCTGGTGAACGTGCTGACCTCGGCCGCTGGCGCCAGGCGCTCGCCGTTGTGGCTATACACCACGACCGAGGGCTACCCGAACCCGGGGCCTTGGGCCGACATCCGCAACTTCGCCAAGCAGCTGCTGCAGGGCATCTTCGGCCACGAGGCCGATCACTTCCTCGCGCTGTTCTTTGCGGTGGACGACGGCGACACCGAGTTCGAGGAATCGGCCTGGATCAAGGCCAACCCGCTGATCGACGTGAACCCGAACCTGCTGGCGGCCATCCGGAAGGAGGCGGTCGAGGCTCGGTCGATGCCGTCGAAGATGGCGGAGTTCAAGATCAAGCGGCTGAACCGCGAGGCCGCTTCGGCGGATTCGTGGATTGACCTTTCGCGCTGGGCCAAGTGCGGCGGCGCGGTGGACCTCGCGTTTCTGGAGGGCAAGCCGTGTACGGCCGGGCTGGACCTGGCGAGCACGCGCGACCTGACCTCGTTCCGGATCGTCTGGCTGGTCGACGGGGTTTACTACACATGGGGCCTGCGCTGGGTGCCGCAGCACGCGGTATCGCAGCGGACCGAGCGCGGGACCATCCCCTACGGGGCCTGGGTCGCCGCGGGGCACATCAAGCAGACCACGGGCGATGTCTGCGACTACGAAGTGGTCGAGGCCGACATCTTGGCCGCGTGTGGACGGTTCAAGCCTTCGGCCATCGGCTACGACGCTTGGAACGCATCGGACCTGGTGAACCGGCTCAATGCCGCCAGCCTGCCAATGGTGCAGTTCATCCAAGGCCCGAAGTCCTACCACCCGGCCATGCAGGCGCTTGAGCGCGCCTACATCGGCGGCAACTTCGCGCACGGCAAGGACCCGGTTCTGACCTGGTGTGCGTCGAACCTGGTTGCCCGCACGGATCAGAACATGAACACAGCCCCGGACAAGAAACGGGCGCCGGAGAAGATCGACGACATGACCGCGCTGCTGATGGCGATTGGTGTCGGCCTGGCTCCCAAGGAGCCTGAGCCTGAGTATCAGATTCACTTCCTGGGCTGAGTCCCAGAACCGAGAAAGAGGCCCGCCTAGTGCGGGCCTTTCGCATTTCTGGAGCCTGGAAAATGGATCGAGCCTATTCGCTGCTTGAGATCAAGGCGGTCGACGAGGACGCGCGCGAAATCGAGGGATGGGCGACGACGCCCGCTCCGGACCGCGTTGGCGACATCGTCGAACCGCTGGGCGCGAAGTTCAGCAACCCGCTGCCGCTGCTGTGGATGCACCGGCACGAGGCCCCTGTCGGCGAGGCGACCTTCGGGAAGCCGACCGCGAAGGGCATCCCGTTCAAGGCCCGCATCGCCAAGATCGCCGAGCCCGGAATCCTCAAGGACCGGGTGGACGAGGCGTGGCAGAGCCTGAAGGCCAAGTTGGTCCGGGCCGTGTCCATCGGCTTCCGGTCCCTGGAGCACAGCTACATGGACACCGGCGGCATCCGGTTCTCGGCGACCGAGATCCTGGAGCTGTCGCTGGTGACCGTGCCGGCGAACGCAGAAGCAACGATCACCGCCATCAAGGCAATCGACACCGTACAGCGGGCCGCGTCAGGCCACGACGCTGGGCGAGTCGTTCGCTTGGATGGCCACCGCCCCGGCGTCTCGGGGAACACGACCAACCCCCCGAAACGAGAGGAACCGAACATGAGCAACAAGACCCTGCAGGAGCAGATCGCGGCCTTCGAGGCCAAGCGCGCTGCCAACGTCGCCCGGATGGGCGAGATCATGGAGAAGTCCGCCGAGAAGGGCGAGACCCTCGATGAGGCACTTGCCGAGGAACACGACGGCCTTTCGGCCGATGTCTCGGCCATCGACAAGCACATCGGCCGGCTGAAGGCGTCCGAGTCGCTGATGGTTTCCAAGGCCGCGGTCGTAGACAAGGCGCCGGCCAACGGCGGCCAGTCCGGCGTCGAGGTCAAGGGCTCCTTGCACAGCAAGATCACCGTTTCCAAGAACCTGCCCAAGGGCACCGGGTTCACCCGATACGTCATGGCCATGGCCAACGCGCGCGGCAGCATCTCGGACGCCCTGAAGCACGCCGAGCGGTGGACCGA